AATCTATTAGCCTATGCAGAAGGCGATAACTTGGACCACGTTGGAGCGGTTCCTGCTGCCGTTGAGCGATTACAGTCAACAAAAGCGACTACGACTATCCAAACTACATTGTCAGCAGTGCGCACGAACTCTGTCATTATTCCAAAGGGTACAAGGATATCCACGGAAGATGGCGAATATTTCGCTACTGTTGAGGATTTGGTAATTCTACCAGGTCAACTTAATGGATCTGTAAAAGCAGAAGCACAACGAACAGGTGCACAAGGTAATGGTTTTAAACCAGGTGAAATAAGTACAATTATTGACCCTATAGCTTATGTAGATACGATGAGTAACACCACATTGTCTGAAGGTGGTTCTGATACAGAAGATGATGAAGCCTATCGTGAGCGTATTCATGAGGCGCCTGAATCATTCTCTGTAGCAGGTCCTGAAGGTGCCTATGAGTATTTCACAAAATCAGCATCACACCTTGTGGCCGATGTAGGTGTATCATCTCCACATCCTGGTGAGGTTAATATCTACCCATTGTTATCTGGTGGCGGTATTCCAGGGCAAGAATTACTCAAGACTATTACAAATTATTTGTCTGAAAAGAAACGTAGACCATTAACAGATAAGTTGACTGTATTAGCACCTACCACAACGCAATATAACATCGAAGCTAAGTATTACATCAAAAAAGGCGCCGATGCAACAGTGGTAAAAACTAAGGCTGATAAAGCGGTCAACGATTATGTAATATGGCAAAAGTCTAAATTAGGCCGTGATATAGTGCCTAGTCGATTGGTGCAAATGCTCATGGATATATCTGGAATTAAACGCGTTGAAGTGACTGCTCCTGTATTTACTTCGATTGCAGAACAAAGCGGTGTGGCAGTAGCTAATACAATCGCCGTAGTGTTCGCAGGAAGTGAGGAAGAATGATACGTGATAGTAAGTATACAAGCGCGGAACATCTTCCCTCCTCAATCGATAAGGAGCCAATTAAAGCCCTTGCTAAAACGTGGGATGATACGCTAGCCGAATTCATGAATACGAATACATTGCTATTGTGGTCATCTATTGATACTGAATCAGAAAGTGTCATTGATCATTTAGCGTATCAATTACATGTCGATGATTATGATAGTGGGTTACCAATAGCTACTAAACGTGAATTGGTGAAGAATTCAATTGATATTCATAGGCATAAAGGCACACCATACGCAGTCGAAAAGGCTGTACAGACTGTATATTCTGATTCGAAAATAGCAGAATGGTTCGAATATGGTGGTAAGCCTTATTATTTCAAAGTTACGCTCATTACGGCACCATTAACTGGTGCATCGGACATTGCTAAGCTTGTGCGTGCTATCAATACGGCCAAGAATGTACGGTCCTGGTTAGATGGTATTGAATTCATTCGACGAATTAACTTCAATAAGTATTTCGCCGGGTGGTGCGGTGTGTCTAAGAAAGTGAATATCAAGTGTGATTTTACGAATGCATGGCGCATTAATTTGAATACTCATGTAACGTCTTACACCGTTGAATCGAAGAAAACGAAGATTAATGTAGCGCTAGATAATAGCGTTAGATAGGAGGAATATATGGCAGAATGGTCAAATGCAACCATGACTGATGTCGGCGCTGATTTGCAAGCAAAGGTAAATGCAGGCAAAACAAAACTGACATTTACGAAAATTAAAGTCGGTAGTGGTGTTAATGCAACGAATCCATTGGCATTAACTGATGTAATCTCCTCTAAATGGGAGACTACTAATTTCGTAGTTAAACAAGAAGGTAAAATCGTAAGCGTAGATACCTTTATAACTAATACTGGTATACATGAAGCTTTCCGAATGTCTGAAATTGGACTATTTGCACAAGATCCTGATAAAGGCGAAATATTGTATGCATACCTTACAGACCCTGAACCGGACAGAATGCCGGCAGAAGGTGGCTCTGTAGTTGTATCCCAGGAATTAACTATAGGAATGGTATTTAGTAATACCGGGAATGTATCGTTAACTGTTAACATGGGTGCATTAGTAACGCGTGAACAGTTGGAACAGCATAATGCTGATGCAACCGCACATGACAATCGTTTCAATGCTATTATTCAACAACTCAATAACATGATTACTAGCGTAGATAATAGCGATTCATTAGCAAAAGCACCTACTTTACAATTGGTAAAAACGCTTTTAAGTAGCCTGAACATCAAAAACGCAACAGATGTAGTAAATGCCTTGGAAAGTGAGAAAGCAACAGGCCTTGGAATTAGATATGATTTCAGTAATGTAAATGCGTGGTATATCTGTTTGGGTAAGCTGTTTGGGAATTTAATTATCCAGGGGGGGATGGAATCTTATTATGATGATGTAAACAATTTAACTAAATTAAAGAGCTTTACATATCCAATTGCATTTCAAAACATACCTTTATATATCAATCTTACATCATTGCATTCAGAAGTTAGCGATCTAATAACATTCCCGAGAGTTCTACAAAGAGAAGTAACTAACACACATTTCAAAATCAATCATGTGGAATTACAGCCTTCGATACAAAATGTTAAACTTTCATATGTTTCTATAGGTATTTAACCAGTGGAAAATTTATGGCGAATTGGTAAATAAAACTTAGCCTCATTATAAGAGGAATAATAAACTACAACTTTATATGCTACATAGGGGCGTTTATGAGCCCCTTTTAATTTCTCAATAAATTTCATAGAACCTCCAAGAAAGGAAAACAATATGTATGTATTTGTATTAGATAAACATGGTGTTCGCCAAACTTCTTACGTTGTAGGTGTTCATGCGGATACTCTTGAAGAAACAGAGCAATTAGCGAAACAAACATATCCAACTGCTAACATCGTAACAGGTGATAGTGAAATGCAGGCACAATTCACGAGTGGAAAAGCATATGTAAATGGTGAATTTGTAAATCCGCCAGTAATTGAATACATCCCTACAAAGGAAGAAAAAATAAATGCCATAAAAAACGAATATGAACCGCGATTTAAAACACTGGAAGAAGCTCAACGCCGCTTGCTACTTATGGGGAAACCTACTAATGCGATTAGCACTCAATACATCAAATTGAATAGCGAAATGGTAGCACGAATCAAGGAGGTGCAATAATATGCCTAAATATATCGGTGATAGTAAAGTTCCTGTTATGGAATTTTGTGAGTACTGTTGGGAAGTACTTAACGAAGACGGCACATGCCCTACTGAAGGATGTGTGCATAATGATTTAATGGCGTTAGATGAAGAAGAACCATAAGGGCATGGGGGAGTGAATGGATGTTATTAATGATATTTTAATCATGCTATTAAGTGGGGTATCACATGAACATATTGTCAGCATGGGCGTTATCATCATATTAACGACTGTACTGCTATTCATTGATGCCGCGCAACGCATTACGACGGAGGTGCTTAGGTACAATAAGGATAATCACAGGAATAATACACCTGTAACATTATTTACAACGCTCGCATGGTATGGATGGGGTAAGGGGGAATATATTGACGCGACTACGGGGCTGAAACGTAGGTATCTGATGAGTGAACGCTTGCGTTCCGATTTACTGACGAAGTTATGCGTACAGTATCCGGCATGGATGATACTATCCATCGGGTTTATTTCGTTACCAGATATCCCGATTCCAAATACGGAACTATTCCTGGACCATATCTTCTCATTCCTATTCATGCTGATTCCGTTCTTCTCCGAATGTTGGTCCATCATTGAGAACTTACGCGAAATGGCTGAAGATGACCTCGTCGACTTTGGAAAGGTATTCCAAGGCGTACTCGAGATTATCAGAGCATGGAGGGGTAATGGATAAGTTAGCTATCATCAACCGCATCAAGCGGTCATATAAGTCCATCCGAATAGCTGGCATACGGCCAACTGGCGTATTAGCAACGAGGGCATTAGTCCTCGTCATGCTAGTACCTATGGTGTTAGTCGTTGCCCAGTATGTGCTATCATCGATTAAAGGGTATGTATCACCTGAAGCAAATCAGCTTATCGATAAAGGTATCTTGATTATTGACCATATATTCGTTCCGTCGGTGCTTATGACCATTGTTGGATTGTGTGGCATGTTCATCGATAAGAACCATAACGGGATACCGGACAAGCTTGAGGAACAGAATACGTTACCTGTGAACAGACCAGGTATACAACAACTATCTGATGACGTTAACCATGACGAGAGGGGGAAATAAATGTTTCGACAAATTACAATGGACGAGTTAAAAGACCTAGCGCTAGACGCGTACGGCAAAATTGAAAAGGCATACTACCATTGGACCGGCGTAAAAGGTGGTAAGCACTTCACAGATTACCATATCAACATCGACCGAGATGGCACGATGTGGACAGATATTGGGGCCTTAACAGATTATAAGGAACACACCTACATGCGCAACAGTAACGCCGTAGGTATTGCTATTGAAGCGTGTTGGGATGCGGTCAGTGAAAATAACTTAGGAAGTGAGCCACCAACAAAGGAACAGTTGGCCACAATGACACAAATTATGGCCGTGCTAACCATTAACGCAGGTGTACCACTTGACTTACAACATCAAATGACCCATGCAGAGGCGGCAGATAACAAGGACGGCCTTGACCTCTATTATTTAGATCCGACGGGCTATCCAAATAACACCTACGGCCCTGACTCCAACGTTGACAGATGGGACCTATTAGTGTGCCATGAAGGTGACGAACGATGGAGTGGTGGGGACTGGTTACGTGGCACCGCTCGATGGTGGGGCGCTCAGTGGGGGAGTAATATTTAGGAAGGAGCAATTATGTATGAAACTATCAAGAACAAAATTGTATCTGCGTTTACTCTTAAGCGCGTTATTTGTGGTGTGCTTAGCGTTCTTCTCATCGGTTTCGCATGCAGCCTCATCGGAGGGTACCTCGACACAAGAGCCGACTATCAGCGTACCCGTGAGCAGTTGGAACGAACTCAAAGGGCGCTTGATGAAAGCAGAAAGCTCAATCAACAACTCCGAGAAAGCATTGCAACAAGCCAACAGCTTAACCGCGACGCAGGGAACAGCATTAACAGAATTGAAGATTATCAACGAAGAACGGACGAAGGAATTGAACACGCTCAAAGCAATCAACGAGAAACAGGGGCAAGAATTAACGAAAGCCTCCAATCTCTTGATGACGCAAGAAGCGAAATTGAACGAAGCCTCGACGTCATTAGAAGAATTGAAAGAGCAAATCAAACGCAACAAACGAACAGAACAGCGCCTTAAAAGGCAACGTGATACTTGGGCCGTGGTAAGCGGTGTATTTGGACTAGCAGGTGCAATTCGTCGATGATTGAGAGGTGATCCATATATCTCCTGAGCATGAGCAGGTGGACTCATGGTAGTGCATTCTGGCCAAAATATAAAATCTATAAACGTAGGGAACATCTATGTTTTGAGTGCGTCAAATTTTTCGATTTATTGAAATTTAATAATTCAGTTGTAAAGTAATTGTTTATAACTGAAAATTATAAAAGCCTATCAGCTTAGAATAATATCTAGGTTGATAGGCTGTTTTTGTTTGTAAAAATATAAAAAATCTGTTGCATATAACACGAAAACGTGTTATAATATAGACATAAGGAAGGAGGTGATGCCATTGAAGAAGTTAAGGAAGAAAATAAAAAAATGGCTACCCTTAGTAATAGCTATCATCCAACTAGCAACTGCGGTGATAACGGCGATTAATAAAGAGTAACCACAGGGGCTCGTGAGAGCCCCAATCTTCCTAACTATTATAACAATGGCGAGCATATGATTTCAAGATTAACTTTAATAATTAGTATTATTGCCTTTGTGTTATCCGTTTATAATCTATTAGTAATATTAGGAGTTCTATAATGAAATTAGATGATGTAATGACTACACAAGAGGCGGCAGAACGCTGGAATGTTACTGCTGATTCTCTTAAACAAAACTGTAGGGGTCGTGTAAAGAATGGATTTTTAGAAGGAGAATTTAGGAAATCAGGGAAAATGTGGCTTGTCACTAGACAAGGTATGGAACGTCTATATGGTAAAGAAATAAAGTCTTTATAAATTTATTCTGATAAATATTGCATAGACAATAAATTAGTAATCACTTATGATTGGTATATAATACTATTTCTCATTAGGAGGTCCCCAATGGCAGTAGATGTATCCAGAACACAAGATGTATATAAAGATGCGGGTCAAAGTGTCAATTTCACAACATTATTATTAAATCGTAAAGATCGCGATGCAGAATTAGAAGTAATCCAAGATATGGCTGATCGTATTCAAGCCATTAAACGTTCTGTTAGTATTCGTGCTAATGGCGAAGGCTTGGGTATCGCTTTTGGCTTTAGCCGTAAAGCATGGGATTATTTATTCCCTAATGCACCTGTACCAAAAGAGTTAGAAGACTTCCAAGGTATTAAAGGTG